GGTGCTCATTATGTTTCTTAGACTGTCGGCTAGTTCATAATAGGTAGCATTAGGAGGTGCGACTCCAGTTACTTCCTGTAGCACTGTATAATGCTTTCCATCCAACCCAGTGACAACATCACCTGGATAATAGGTTACAGCAGAGTTATATGTGCCAACCATGGCATCTTTGTTAGCAACTTGGTCTAGTATTTCTTTGAATTCTTGACTGTCGACTAGAGGTTTACATTTGGCACGATATAGATGTGGATACCAAGTAACTGAAAAACCTTCCGCAGCTCGGTTTACTTCTTCAATTACGTAGAATCTTTTAAGAGCAAATTGAAAATCATTGAGCGCATGATCGTCTTTGAGATGTGGTAGTTCTATAACATCTCCACTGATCAACTTGCGGCCTAATTTTTCTATAGTGTCGTTGATGTGAAATGTGATAAAAACAGTGTCGTTTTGTAAAAATAATCCAAATTGACTGAGATTAAAATCTAGATCTTGAAGACTGTACACCCCTCGCATGACATAGATATCAGGATCATACTTGCGATCTCTATTTTCTAAAAACAGCAGGTCTTGGATCTGTGTGGGATCGCTGGTGTTGTATACAGGTAAACTGGGTGACGCTGAGTCGCCTGAGGCTCCGGGGCCTAGATATCGATGTATAAAAACATCAGTACCTCCAACCTGGAACATTTCCCAGATATTTTTATCTATAAATTTATAATCATTGCCCTTTTCAGGACGGTAAAGGCTCAGTCTTGGCATAGTCATATATTTATAAATAACTATATGAGCCAAATAGACCAATCCAAGCAAGAAGTTTTTAGTTATTGCAAAGCCATGCTGGGCGACGGCATGATTGATGTAGAACTAGATCCCATACACTATGAAACTGCACTGAACAGGGCACTAGGCGTATTTCGACAGCGTTCAGATAATGCTGTTGAAGAAAGTTATGCGTTTTTAACGTTGAGAGAAAATCAGCAAGAATATATTTTGCCCAAAGAAATCCAACAGGTGCGACAGATATTTCGCAGATCAGTTGGATCAAGAAGCGGCAACGGGTCGGGCGGCACAGTATTTGAGCCATTCAACATGGCCTATACCAACACCTATTTGTTGAGTTCAACAAATATGGGTGGATTGTTAACCTACGAATTATTCAGTGGTTATCAAGAATTAGTAGGCAAGATGTTTGGATCGTTTATTAATTTTACTTGGCAACCACAAAGTCGCAAGATAATGATTCAACAACGTCCTAGAGGCGATGAAGAAGTGATGTTATGGGTCTATAATACCAAACCAGATTTTGCCATCATTGACGATACCTATGCAGGACAATGGGTCAAAGACTATAGTTTGGCCAACTGCAAGATGATGCTGGGACAGGCTCGTGAAAAATTTGCTCAAATTGCAGGACCACAAGGTGGAAGCAGTCTAAACGGTGCGGCGATGAAAGCAGAAGCCACTGCTGAAATTGAAAAACTCACAGATGATTTGATGAAATTAGTACCAGGCGGCCAAGGATATACTTTTATTATAGGTTGACCACGATGGTATTCTCCTGTATACTTTATACAGTTGGAGAATATTATGATTATTGGAATTTGCGGTTTTATTGGTTCAGGCAAGGACACAGTTGCAGACTATCTAGTGAATTTTCACGAGTTTCGTAGAGAAAGTTTTGCATCAACACTAAAAGATGCAGTGGCAGCAGTATTTGGTTGGGACCGTACCATGCTTGAAGGCCGTACCAAAGAAGCCCGTGAATGGCGCGAACAAGTAGATCCGTGGTGGGCCGCTAGACTTGATATGCCTACACTGACTCCAAGATGGGTGTTGCAGTACTGGGGTACTGAAGTTTGTCGTAAGGCATTTCACGATGACATATGGATTGCCAGCCTAGAAAACAAACTGCGCAACAGTCGAGATAATATTGTTATTTCAGATTGCAGATTTCCCAACGAAATTGAATCCCTAAAACAGGCAGGTGGCAGTATTGTTTGGGTACAAAGAGGCACACTGCCTGACTGGTATGCAGATGCAGTTAGCGCAAATCAAGGCAACAACGTGGGATTGAACGCAATGAAAATGCGCAAGATACACGCCAGCGAGTGGGCTTGGTTAGGCAGTGACTTTGATATAGTCATTGATAACAACGGTTCTATTGATGATCTTTATAGACAGTCAGCCAGTCTAGTAGTCAGCGACAAGATCGCCCTGTCGCCAAGTGATTCCTTCTTTGCCTAGTATTTGAGCACAGTTCGAACATACAGTTTTTAAATTGCTGTGACGACAGTGATCTAGATTGCCGTCTATGTGAAATACTCTAAAAACTTCTTTGTGGGCTGATCGAAACCCACATTTGTCACATTGATTTTTTATTCGATACCCGGATCGATGCCATCTAGGAATGCCAAAGCCTAGACCGTTGGCCATGCAGATTTCGCACAATGATCTATAATAGATCTTGTCGTTTTTTTTATAGTTAACGGCACGGGGTCGTTGTCCGCACTTGCAAAGAGGTCTCATAAACATATTTACACCTTTTCAGCCCCTTTTTCCATATTGTATATCCTGGTGTTTTTTAATGATGCCGCTAAATAATAGTACATTGATTTAACCCTAGGAGACAGTCGAATGGCACTAACATCACCAGGCGTAGAAGTACAAGTAATTGACGAGAGTTTTTATACTCCAGCTGAACCAGGTACGGTTCCGTTAATTGTTGTAGCCACTGCTGAAAACAAAATAAACGGAGCTGGCACAGGCACAGCTTCAGGTACCACTGCAGCCAATGCAGGCAAAGTATTCAAAATGACCAGTCAACGAGAACTTGTTGACACATTTGGTTCACCGTTCTTTGAAAAGACAGTATCGGCTAGTCCTATACACGGTGGCGAAAGAAACGAATACGGTCTACTAGCTGCTTACAGCTTGTTGGGCGTTTCAAATTCTGCATTCATCCTACGTGCAGACATTAACCTAAATGAACTAGAAGGTCAAACAGATGCACCGGGAGCGGATCCAGCTGATGGCAAGTGGTGGGTAGACACACAAACCACCACTTGGGGTATCAACGAATGGAACGGTTTAGCATTAGCCGACAGCGGTCAAAAATTTACTGCTAAAACTCCTTTGGTACTCACAGATGCTGATCTTGACAATATCAACAGTAATGCTCCTAAAACATCAGTAGGCACAATCGGTGATTATGCTGTGGTGTTTCAAACAGCCGCAGGCGATGGAACATTTTTAGCTGACGATGAACTGGTAAGAATATACTACAAGAGTGCAGGCAATGCCACAGCTGGTATCACAGCTGGTACTTGGGTACTAGTTGGTAGTCCTGAATGGACTTCTAGTCACCCTACAGCATTTAGTTCAGCAGCGGTAGGTGCATTATCAGGCACATTGGTTATCAACGATGTTTCTATTACACCGGGTGTTAGTCTAGCTTCTTGTGTTTCAGACATCAATACAAAGATGAATGGCAGCGGTATTACAGCCGTTGCCAGCAACAACAGATTATATCTATACAGTGATGGTACTTCTACTGCTACAGGCGGTGACTCTACAGCAATTGGTGGTGGAACTGGTGGCATTGTACTCAGTGGAACTACACTAGGCGTCGGCGCTGGCCTATTAAACATTGCTGCTGGTACATACATGTGCCCAGCTTTGGCCCAACAACCACACACCAGCATCCCACTGTTTAAGAGATCAGATTTTGGATCTACTGTAAATGCTCGTCCTACAGGTTCTGTATGGCTTAAAACCACCGAACCAAACAATGGATCTCGTTGGAGAGTAAAACGCTACAATCAAAGTACTGATTCTTGGGTAGCCAATGAAGCACCTTTGTACGCAACTCCGCACTCTGCCTTGTACTTTTTAGATAAATCCGGTGGTGGCGCAAATCTTCCTAAGGATGCATTATTTGTGCAAACAAATGCTAGTGAACACGCAGGATCATATTCTGCTACTACTGGAGCAGTAAATGGTTTTGACGCACCAGATGAAACATTGGCCACTACTACTTTTAGAATATTTAAAAGAGCAGCCAGCGGCACAACTGCAATCAAATCTAAAATTATTACCACAGGCACACTGAGTGCAGTAGCAAGAACCTTCACAATCAAACAGTCGATTGTTGGAGATACTGCACTGAGCACAGCAGCTTCATTTACATTCACAGCAGCAGGCACAGCAGACGATGCGTTTACAATCGCAGGATTAATTAACGCTGCTAGTTACACTGATTCAGCTGGCGATGCTATCACAAACAACGTAGTTGCTAGTGTTACTACCAGCAACGAATTAGTGATCACACACAAGACCGGTGGCGACATCAGACTAACTGATGTCACAGGTACTGCTGTTAGTACATTGTTTACAGCCTACAACCTAGAAACAGGTGCTGGCACCAGTAATTTCTACGCATTGTCAGGTGGCTTGGCCACAGGAGCACAAGAAGGTTATTTGGCTTCCTTATGGATTCCATTGGTTGGTGATGTGTTTGCTGCCACTCCGGATGCTCCATTAGAAGAGCCAGCAGACGGACAACTATGGTACAATCCTGCCTTTGGCGATGTAGATCTAATGATTCACAATGGCACAACCTGGGTGGGCTATCAAAACTTCACAGGATACACTGGCACTGATCCAGAAGGTCCACTTGTATCCGCAACAATGCCTGAAACACAAACTGACGGCACTGCGCTGGTCAGCGGTGATATTTGGATCAGCACAGCAGATCTAGAAAATTTCCCAAGCATATACAAATTCAATCCTGACGCAGGCACAAAACTTGCACTAAAATGGGTTCTGGTTGACAAGACTGATCAAACCACAGAAGAAGGTATTTTATTTGCAGATGCTCGTGCAGGTACAACTGGAGGCTCGGCTACGGCTGCGCCTACTGGATCAATCAAAGACTTGTTGACCAACAACTTTTTAGATCCAGATGCACCGGATCCAGATCTATATCCCAAAGGCATGTTGCTGTGGAACCTACGTAGAAGCGGTGGAAACGTCAAGAAATACAACGATGGTTATATTGATACTACAGCAGACAACGAAAGACAATCCGGATCACCAAGTATGGAAGCATACTGGCCAGATCGTTGGACCACAGCCAGCCCTAACAATGAAGATGGTTCAGGCAGCTTTGGCCGCAAGGCACAGCGATCAGCAGTGGTTGCTGCATTGAAGAGTGCTATTGACACCAGCGAAGAAGCACGTGACGAAGAACGCAGAAACTTCAACCTAATTGCTTGCCCTGGATATCCAGAAGCACTTAGCAATCTAATCAACTTGAATCTGGATCGCAAGGTCACAGCTTTTGTGGTTGGTGATACACCACTGCGTCTAAAGAGTGATGCAACAAGCCTAACAACCTGGGGTACCAATGCTAATCTAGCACTGGACAACGGAGATAATGGTATTGTTACCTATGACGAATATGCAGCGGTTTACTATCCAAATGGATTTACCACTGACCTTACAGGCGCCAATGCTGTAGTTCCAGCCAGTCACATGATGCTAAGAACTATTGCTCTAAGCGACCAAGTGAGCTTTCCTTGGTTTGCTCCAGCAGGCACACGTCGTGGTGGTATTACCAATGCCACAGCAGTGGGATACATTGATTCGTTGACAGGTGAATTCCAAAGCGTTGCTCTAAACAACGGTCAACGAGACACCCTGTATGATCTCAAAGTCAATCCAATTCCGTTCTTTGTAGGTACAGGATTGGTAGCTTATGGTCAAAAGACTCGTGCAAGAAATGCCAGTTCTCTAGATAGAATCAACGTGGCACGCCTTGTGGTATATCTACGCAGTCAGTTGACAAAACTAGCTCGCCCATATATCTTTGAGCCAAATGATCAAATCACTCGTGATGAAATCAAACAAGCTGTGGAAAGTCTGTTGCTGGAACTAGTGGGTCTAAGAGCTATCTATGACTTTGCAGTGGTATGCGACGAAACCAATAACACACCAAGTAGAATTGATCGCAATGAATTATATGTAGATGTTGCCATTGAGCCGACCAAGGCCGTTGAATTTATTTACATACCATTGCGTCTCAAGAACACAGGTGAGATTTAATGAATAAATACAATATCGGAGCATAAGACAATGGCAATTACATCATTAACAAACTACTCGATTAACCCATCTGGTCCTGGTTCAAATACCGGTATGTTGATGCCGAAACTAAAGTATCGCTTTCGTGTTACTTTACTGGGTTTTGGCACATCGTCTAGTACAGAACTTACCAAACAGGTCATGGACGTTACTCGACCCAAAATAGCATTTGAAGAAATAGAAATACCTATTTACAATTCCAAGATCAAACTGGCAGGAAGATACTCCTGGGAAAATATTACGCTGAATCTCAGAGATGATGCCAGCAGTAGTGTTACTAAATTAGTTGGTCAACAGATTCAGAAACAGTTTGATTTTCATGAGCAGGCCAGTGCTCGCTCTGGTATTGACTATAAGTTTACCACACGTATTGAAATACTAGACGGAGGCAACGGTGCTGCTGCTCCAGGCATTTTAGAAACCTGGGAATGTTATGGATGTTTCTTGCAAAATACAGACTACGGTGAATTGAATTACACAGGCAACGAGGCAGCTACAGTGGCGCTTACCATTGTGTATGACAATGCAATGCAGACTCCAGATTCACTTGGCGTTGTTGGCATAGGCACAGCCGGTGCAGCTAGATCAGCCTCTAGTGCTCTATCAGTAGGTAGTTCAGGTATTTAATTAATACCGTAACACAAAAAAGCTCGAATAATTCGAGCTTTTTTTTATGACTAAATAATTATATGGCCAATAAGTTTACAAGATTTTTAAATAGTGCTCTCAGAGGACCCAAGGGAGTAGTTGGTAATTTTCAACATGCCACACGAATATTTGTTGACAACAACTATAGACTAGCCCCTAGAACAAAATTTCTTTACTATGCTGTGTTTTCAGGAGCAGAAAGAGAAGTCAGTCTATTAATCAAATCTACTGATTTGCCTAAATTTAATTTTGACATGGCCAATAAGAATGTGTACAATCGTACCAAGCAGGTTTATAAGAAAATAAATTACGAACCTATTAGTCTAACATTTCACGACGACAA